CGCAGTCGGCGGTGGCTCAGGCGGTTCAGGAGCAAATGGTGGTCCCGGCGGTAACGGAACACCATCAGCAATAACAGGTTCATCAGTCACACGAGCAGGTGGTGGCGGAGGCGGCGCTGACGGTTCGTCAGGCGGTAGTGCAGGTCCAGGTGGCGGTGGTGGAGGAAGTCCACACGCTCATACTCCAGCAGGACACGGTTCAGCCAATACAGGTGGCGGCGGAGGCGGAGGCGGCGGTGCAGCTGCTCCTTCAACAGGCGGTACTGGCGGTTCAGGTGTCGTAATATTACGATATAAATATCAGAATTAATAAAATACGAGGAATGATTATGTCTATATGGAAGAAACTAAAAGAAGATTTAAAAAAACTTACAGATTTTCTTGTTGGTACAAAACCTTTAGTGTTAAAAAACGAAGTTAAAAAAATTGACACAAAAGATTTAAATAAAAAAACAAAGGCTGAGTTAGAAAAACTTGGTAGAAAAATCGGTATCGAATTAGATAAACGATTGACAAAAGCAAAATTGATTGCAGAAATCAAAAAGCAAAATAAAAAACTATAATATTAAGGATATATTATGTCAGATATGATAACCATTGATGGTAAAGAATACGAAGCCGAACAATTACCTTTAGAATTAAGAAACTATATAGTTGCTCGACAAGAAATTCAACAATCAAAAGTAAGACACGAAATTGAATTGGAAAAGATAGAAGTATTAACGAATTTTTATAACGGAAAAATACAAGAAGGAATAAAACAATTCAATGGCGGCAGTAGCAAATCTTAGAATAGACCAAGGCGCTTCTTTTAGTTCAGATGTAACTGTAACTAATTCAGATGGAAATGCCGTTGATTTAACAGGTTACACAACAGTAGCAAAAATGGCTAAACAGCATGGTGCTTCTTCTAGTGTAACAATAACATCAGCCCTTGCTAGTGACCCTACAACCGGTGTAGTTGAATTGCAATTAACAGATTCACAAACGGCAAATTTAGACGCCCCAGCAAGATATGTGTATGATGTTTATATCACAAAAACAGCAGATAGTACAGTTACCAGAGTAATCGAAGGAATTATTACTGTAAATCCAAAAGTTTAGTTATTCCTAAAGTCTTTTTCATTATAAATATTACAAAGAGAGAGGGAGCTAATGGTAAAAGCAGTTATTAATCAAACTGGTGGTGTTAAAGCGAATATTAACTCATCAACTTCATCAGGACCACAACAGGTATCTGTCCAAGTCCCGAGCACAAATATTAATATTACCAATGTTAATAGATTAAGAGGCTTATCAGATGTTGATTCAACTAGTCTTACAGATGGTGCTTTATTACAGTATGACGCCTCCTCAGATAAATTTAAAACAAGAAACGAGTTAGATACAACTTCAGGAACACTTGTATTTAACGGTGGCAATTTTTAGGAGCAAATAAATGTCAACAGTAATTCAGATAAAAAGAAGTAGTAATGCTTCGGCTCCATCAACGCTAAAGTTAGGAGAATTAGCCTATACATTTGGTACAGGTACTCAAGCTAACAACGGTGATAGATTATTTGTAGGTGAAGGCGGCGTAGATGGAAACGGTGACGCAAATAATATTACAGTCATAGGCGGTCAATATTTTGTAGATAAACTAGACCATGTAGATGGTACTTTAACGGCAAGTTCAGCTTTAACAGCAGACTCAAACTCAGCGATTTCAGCATTAAATGTAGGTAACTCAGCTACAGTAGGTGGTATAATTAAATTTAACGAAGGAACGAATAACGGTTCTAACTTTGTATCTTTAAAATCACCAAATGCAGTATCTTCAAACTTAGCATTAACATTACCAGGCGCAGACGGTTCCTCTGGCCATGTGTTAACAACAGACGGTTCAGGTAATTTATCGTTTGCAGCTCCAGCAACGAATCTTACTTTAGTTGACGAAAGTTCTACTTCAACAACAATTAACTTACTAACAGAAACTTTAAAAATTACTGGTGGTAATGGTATTGTAACTTCATTAGATAGTGATACTTTAACAGTAGGTTTTGATAATGACGCTGTGTTCAACGGTATCGACATGAACGGTACTGAATTATTTTTAGACGCAGATAAAGATACTTCAATTACAGCAGATACAGATGACAAAATTGATATTAAATTAGGCGGTCAAGATAGAATAGAATTATCAACTGGTCTAATAGGTATTAAAAATGATGGTACTCAATCGCAATTAAGATTATATTGTGAAAGTTCAAATGCTCACTATGTTGCTTTACAAGCACCTGCTCACTCAGCATTCTCAGGAAATGTTGTATCAACTTTACCGGCGTCAACACAAACGCTAGTTGGTAGAACAACAACAGATACACTAACAAACAAATCAATAGATTTAGCAAACAATACACTAACAGGTAGTTTAGCAGAATTTAATACTGCTTTACAATCAGAAAGTTTTGTTGGTCTAGCTGCTTCACAAACATTAACAAATAAAACTTTAACTGCTCCAGTAATTGAAGGTGGTACAGTTGGTAATACAACACCAGTTACAATTGCAAAAGTAGATAATTTACAATTAGACGCAAATACAATTTCATCAACTAACTCAAACGGCGATATAGTTTTAGACCCTAACGGTTCAGGTGATGTAGATGTTAACTCTAGTAAAATTGTAAATGTAACTAATCCATCAAGCGCTCAGGACGCAGCTACAAAAGCATATGTTGATAGTGTCGCAAATGGTTTAGATGTAAAAGAAAGTGTTAGATTAGCAACAGCATCCGCATTAGCGGCTGTAACTTATAATAACGGTAACGGTACTTTAACTGCTGACGCTAACGGTGCATTGTCAATTGATGGCGTTGCAACTGTAGTAAACGACAGAGTTCTAATTAAGAACCAGGCAAGTGCAGTACAAAACGGTATCTATAAAGTAACAACAATCGGTTCTGGTTCAGCGGCTTTCGTATTAACAAGAAGTCCTGACGCAGACACAGCTGCTGAGTTAACTGGCGGAACATTCTTCTTTGTAGAAGAAGGTACTGCTAACGCAGATAACGGTTATGTTGCAACTCACAACGGTACACCAACATTTGGTTCTGACAATATTACATTTGAGCAATTCTCAGGTGCAGGTCAAATTAGTGCTGGTGACGCATTAACTAAAACAGGTAACACTATTAATGTTGCAGTTGATGATAGTTCAATAGAAACTAACTCAGACGCATTAAGAGTTAAAGCTTCAGGTATTACAAATGCCATGTTAGCAGGTTCAATTGCGGCCTCTAAATTAGCAGGTTCAATTGGTAATGCAAAACTTTCAAACTCAACAATTACTGTAGGCGATGGTTCAAATACCACAGCAGTTGCTCTTGGTGGTTCAATAACATATGCAGCTGGCGAGGGTATGGATGTAACTGAAAGTTCAGGTACAATCACTTACGCTGCTGAATTAGCAACAAGTTCAAATAAAGGTGTGGCTTCATTTGCTTCAGCTAACTTTACAGTAAGTTCAGGTGCAGTAACAGTTACAGGTATTGACGGCGGAACATTTTAATTAGTCGTCAATTGAATAAAGGAGATTATTAATGGCGACAGTTATTAAGTTAAAACGAGGAACAAGTACACCAACTACAAGTGATATTGTTAGTGGTGAGGTTGCCGTTGATACTAGCGCCAAAAAGTTTTACATCAACGATAGTGGTACAATTAAAGAAATTGGTGGCGGTTCTAGTTCAGGTTTTAGTGGCGCTACAGTATTAGGCGGTGATGTAAGAAATTATACTGGTGATGGTTCAGATACAACTTTCACAGTAACAAGTGGTTCGACAATTGATAATCTTTTGGTATTTTTAAATGGTGTTTATCAAAGACCGTCTGACTATTCAGTTTCAGGAACAACTCTCACATTCGATACGGCTCCAGCAAATAATGATGTAATCACTATTAAAGAATTAGTTGAGGGTGGTACTTCAATAAAAATTGTTGACGATAGTTCAACATCATCTCAATTACTATCAGGCGAATCTTTAAAAGTTACAGGTAGTGGAGGTGTTACCACAAGTTTATCAGGCGATACTTTAACAATCGCAGGTGCAGCTTCATTAGCAGTACAAGATGAAG